CGCTTGATCCGCGCGTGGATACCGCGCGTCTCTTTCTCGATACCTTCGTACCGGATCGCGCAGACGTCCACGTGGGCGTCAATCTTGTGATCAACTTCAGATAATGTAACCATCATGGAGCCAATTGGTTTTCAGACTTAGGGGCGAGAGCGTTGCGCTCAGCGGGGAATTGAGTAATCGCCGTGGCAACTGGTTTGCTAAATCGTGCCAAAGTCGCCAGTACTACTGGACGATCTTTGGCGGGAACTTTTGCTATCAATTTGTTTAGATCCGCACCAGACCGAAAACCATCTTGCAAAATCATCATCGTTTTGCGGTCAAGTTTTTTCTCAAGAATTTCTAGCGTCTTGTTACCTACAGTCGCGGGTAAGCTAAGGAAGTTTGGCAACCGAATTTTTGGCGCGTTTTTCTCAAGAATAAGTTCCAGCCCTTCACGACCAGCGGCGGCGGCTTTGGCAATTTCAGTATCCCGCACCTTTTCAGCGGCAATCTTTTCCATCGGCACGATACGCTTTGCGCCCATCTCTTTAACGATGTCGTACGCGCCGGAACCAAACGCTTCCTCAACCACATCGGGACGATTGTTTCGTACAAGTTCAATAAACTGTTGCGGGTCTTTTTTGTACATCTCCATCGCGGCGGCGCTAAGACGTTGCCGTTCGATGTCTTTCATGCCGGTCTGGAACGTGTCCAGATAGTTACGCCAGTTTGTCCCACCCGCTTTTTCAATAGCGTCATCAATCAACGGACGTACTTGCGACAAAACTTCCGCAGCACGCTTGGCTTTTGCAGCGGTATTTTCGCCGCGCATGAGCACATCAATCGCGTCGTTGACCGCTGACTTACGAATTTCATATAGCGCGTCAGCGTCAATAACGCCGTTGTTCTTTTCAGTCCAAGTTTTAATCTTGCTGCTGACTTCCGACAGCACTTTGCTGTTAATATCCGATACGCCAATCTTAGGGTTGTTTAGTTTTGCGTTGATGCTGCTGACAATCGTGTCGGTGTCCAACGGCTTAAGACCATGCGCGGCCAAACTATCAAGGCGAAGTTGACGTTCGCGCGCTTTGTCCCCAAACCGCAACGATGCTTCAGCAGATTGCTCTGCAACTTGTTCTGCATGGTTTTTAAGATCTTCTGCGTAAGTAAACCGGCCTGTCATCCTTGGTTCAGGATACGGAACTGGCGGTTGACCTACGGAATATTTCATACGTTGGCCGAGTTGCTGACCAAGTTCTACTGCGCGATCTTGGGCGGCGGTAAACCGACGAACATCTTCAACTTTTTGCGCTGCGGCTTCAGCCATGCGCTGTTGTTCTGCTCGCAGCCCCGGCCCCATTTGACCAGCGGTATTTGCGGCAGCAAGTTCTGTTTCGCGCATTGGCGCGGTCAAACCAGACAACGCGGCTTTAGTTTCCTCGCGTGTGCCGCGCGCTTCAGCCAAATTAGCGCCGCCAGCTAAGCGCGCGAGTTCATTAACGCGGTCTTGTTCCTGCTGAACGGCAAGATTGTTGTAAAAGTTTTCGGTATCTCGTTTAGCGGCAAGTTCGGACAACGCCATCAACTGTGGGCGCGCCGCACCGTATGTTGCTTGTGCAGCGGTCATATTAGACGGCGCTGCTCTAGCGGCGGCTTGGACAGCGGGTAAGTCTTTACCCGCAGCTTCACGGACAATACGCGCCGCGCGAAGCGGGGCTAGTTGACCCGTCACCGCGTCGATAACTTTGCCGGTGGCGGGTATAAAAACATACTTACCTAATCCCGGCAGCGTCATGCCGATAACCGCTCCGGACGCCGCATCATCTGGATTGATCACCGCCGCGCTTGCGCCGCCGGTAATACCTCCACCCGCAGTCCGCGTCAGCATATTCGTCGGTTGACGAGTAAACCCGCTGCTTTCTACGGCAGCGGCTAACGGTGCGGTAAACCGCGCTGCTGTTGGCGCGACAGTACCAACCGCTCTAATCGGTGCAGCAAGAAAACCGCCCGCTGGTAGTGTTGAAACAACTTCACCAGCAAGTTGTCCAGCCCCAGTCAGGAACGGGCTAGACTCTTTGTACGGCGCTAATTTAGCGGCTTCGGCGGCTTGACGACGCGCGGCGTCTTCCTGAAGAAAGCGCCCCGTGTCAGTAGCACCAACTTTTTCCAGCCCCATGCCTAACAGTTTTTGACCGCCAAACATGACGTTGCCGACGCCCGCGCTGAACCCTTGCAGCGGAGCCATGAACGCGGAGGGTTCTTCCTTAACTTCGCGCGGCGCAAACTTAGGCGCGGATTGCATCCGTTTAATTTCAGCGGCCAAAACTTTAGCCGCCTCAACGTCACCCGCCGCGTCAGCGTTTATTAACGCTTTACCAAGTTGGTCAATCGTTGCCATTACTTACCTTTTGGTGCGTACTTGTCAACCAATGACTCAACAACTGATGACGGCGCGCCGCCCGCTGCTGGCCCGCTTATCATGCCAGAAGAAATCATTCGTTGCTTTGCGTCATTCCAAGCGGCAAGTCTAACTTCTTTTGGTTTTAATGTATTAGCAGCATCGCCCAATGTAGCAACAATAAAGTCTCTATCTTGGTTAGAAATTCCAGCGCCAAGTTTGCCGTCTGCTAAATCAAGAGCAATTCTATTGATACGAGTTTCGATTTGACCTTTTGCTTTAGCGCCTTCAGTTGCGTACCCACCCGCGCCAAGAAGTATATCTACGCCCGTACTTATTGCGCCGCTACTGGATTTCTTAATCAAATTAGATACTTCGTCTTCGCCTGTCTCTGGGTTAAATCCAGCAGTTTTCAGCGCCTTCAGCGCGTTGGCTTGATCTCTAGCGCCGGGTTGTTTGTTCGCAAACTCTTGTTCTTTTAGACTTAATTCTTTTTGCTTAACCCCTAAGTTAACTGCGTTATTTCTAATTGTTTCCGCAAGTTGTTCGCGCGATCTTGCATCTTGCAAGTTATGCGCGCGGTACTGTTCTTGAAGTTGTGCTCTTTGGATAGCAGTAAGATCGTTCCAATGTTTTATTTGATCAAGCTGATGTTCTCTCAGACGCTTGTCGGCCAGCACCGCGTCTGGTGTAGCCGTCTTAGTAATTTCAGACCCCGGCACAACACCGGCGGAAATAGCACCGCCAGCAAATTTAGGCGTTTGGATTATTCTTGCGCCGCCGCCTGTATCTTGGCTGGTAGTTGTCATCTCCAATTGTTGAGCAGGAGTCAACATGGAATAAAGTGTTTTTTGTTTCCAGTTTGGAAACTGCGCTTGGTCTACAGGAAGCGTTTTTGCAATTAACGCTGCTCTTTCGGGAGTTATTTCTTTGTTGGCTACAGCAGTTTGAAGCGCGGCCTTAGCGTCATCACTAGAATTTAAGCGAAGCAAATCATTAACAGCTTTACTTTCGCCAGCGTCGGTAAGTTTCTGTACAATTTCTCTTGTCCGAGCTTCGTTAAGCCCTGTTGAAGAGCGCTGCGCTCTGGTTGTTTCTACCGCTTTTGCGTACTCCAATCCTTTGGCTGGCGACACCGCCATCAACCCGCGTTGAAACTCGGGTGATTCAAAATCTTTTGCGCCAGCAAAATAATTTTTAACCCCTTCCGCTTCGGCTTCCGCGCGCTGCGCTGCGCCAAGCTGATATTGCGCCAGCGCGTTTTGGTTTTGAGCGCTTTGAATTTGCGAAAACTGCGCCAGACGATTGAACTGGTCTGGAAATTCAATTGCTGCGGGGGCGCGGAGAAGATTAGTATTAAGCGGCATTTCAAGGCCTCCGTAATGCGGCGATGAGAGCGTTGTCGCTTTCGTTTCTCAAATACTGACTAGCGCCGCGAGCAAGCGCGTCGGTCGCGTTCAGGTACGAAGACGCGCGAATGTTGCCGGTATTTCCTAACGTTTCTGCTTGGTTAGCGCCGTAATTGCCAGTCGTAGTGGTTAAGTTATTGGTAGCACCTTGACCGTAACCCGCCAACGTCTGTAGCGGGCTTAGTTTCATTCTGTAATCGGTATTGTATCTGTCATAAGCGTTCTGGTATTCCTGTGACGCCAAATCTTGGTTGTAGCGTTGCGCGCCTTTAAAGGTAGCGCCTGACAGTAAACCACCCCGAGCAGCAGCAGTACGGTCAAGTGCTTTCATGCCTTCAGACAACCGAAAAGCGTAACCCGGATCGGTTTGGAATTTGTCAGCCGTAAACGGCGTGTACTGCATCTCAGGCGACTGCAACTTGTTAAGGGCAGTAATACCTGCTTGGCGCCAAGGCTCTTGAAGAGCTTGTTGCTGCTGAAAAATTCTATAGTTTGAATCCGCTATTGATTGATTGGCGTTAGACATCGCCCGAGCACCGCCAATAGACCCAAGCGCACCCAACGCAGAACTACCCGCAAGAAGCGCGGTGCTAGGCGAAATACCAGATGGAAGAAAAGACATCAACCCTGTCGCTTCTGCACCTACAGGAAGCCCCGCGCCGCCCGTTAAGGGAAAAGCGGACGACGCCACATCGCCACCTAATGTCATACCTCCCGCGCCGGGAGCAAGATAATTTGTTGGGATTGTGCTGAGTGCTTCGCCGCCCGCCAAAGCGTTAGTTCCAGTAAGCCCCCCGCTAGTTAAGGCAGAATTAATCGCGGCTTCGCCCCCCGCAACCTCTGCCGTCGCTACCGACGCGCCAGTAGCTGGATTAAAAAACGCGCCAATTTCCGGAGCAAAATAGTAACCACCTGCCAAAAGCGCGGGGAGAGTCCAACCGCCGGGTATGTTTTCACGAACCTGATCGTCTACTTTGGCTAATGGGTCGCTTATAAAATCAAACACCCCGCCGGTTAATTTGCTAAACCAACCCATTATGTAATCTCCCGTCCGTTAGCCCGGATGTTAATCGCTGATGCCGTCCCTGCAATGGTGCTAATGAACCCGCTAGGGCCGAGCGCAGCGCCAGTAATCTCAGGAAAGGTATACGTCTCTGACGGTTGTAGCGTCTTAGTCTTAACAATCAGGTTCTGATTGCCCGCCGCGTCTGCTGCCGTGACCAAGTTGACGCTGATTGTTGCCGCTGACGCGCTGAAGTTGGTCGCGGTAAACTTGTCCACAAGCGCCGTCACACCGTTAGCGGTGTACTGGGTCGTCTGGCTATTCTCAGCCAGCTTCGCGGGGATCAAGACTTTTACGGTTACAGTCATGGTTGCGTCGCCTTGTATGCCAAAACTAGCGCGTCGTAGTCACCACCGATCTGAGCCTTGAGAACGTCTCTAATCCTAGAAGACTTGTTCTGCTCTGCTTTCTCGGTCCTCACCAACGACCGTAGACGATCACGGTACTGATAATCGCTGATTGCCTGTACATCGTCGTCTGACAACGAATGCGGCAAATCCTCGACTTTCACGCCCTTGAACGCTACCCAATCCTGCGGCCAGTCGCCTGACGGAAGTGCCAATAGCATAGCAGAATAGTTGTCAATGTTCACCTGATACGCATAGATTTCCATCTCGCGGTGGTAGGCGTTCATGACCGTTGACGCTAGTTTTTCGTTGTCAGTAATCATCTTGATTGGTTGGAAAAAGACACAGAAGTTGGGGAACTTAACACGGTCAAAGGGCTTGAATACGGCGACCCAAACCCGCCAGATGTCCACGGGTACACTCTAGTATAGGGCGCGGTCGTTGAGATAGAACCCGCTATTTCGGTTCCGGTGCTAGACCAAGACACAGACTCTATGGTTTGCAGTATTGATGGGCTACTGTACAAAGAGCCAAACCCAGAAGACCATTGGTAGACTTTTAGCGTGGCGGGAGAGTTATTGTTTCCGACTGCAACTTCAGTTCCGGCTGGCGAAAATCTGACCGCGTAAGTTGTTGATCCGATAGGGCTTGATGGGTTGGAATATTTTGTCCCAAACCCAGACGGTGATACTGCGTACGCGGCGATGAACGGCGAAGATGTGCTGCCAATCGCAACGTCGTTGGTTATTGGGTTGAACGAGATTGAGTTTGCGTTGTTGCCAAACGGTGGCAACGTAGAAGGGTTTGCGTACTTAGTGCCAAAGCCTGACGCAGATGACCACGGAAACAACGAGATAACCGGCGTCGCGCCTTGGCTGAACGCGACTTGGTTGTTGTCGCCATTCAACGCAAGGCCGGTAGAAAATCCAGCAGAATTTAATGCTGGCCCATTTGAATACTTAGTCCCAAACCCGCTGGCTGAACTCCACGCCCACGCTTGTGGGTAAGATGGATTTAGTGCGTTTGATGTCAGGATTGCATCAACGCTGTCAGTCCAAGTGAACCCTGCGGGGCCAAACGCAGATGGGTTTAGAGGGCTACCCGCATTAGAGTATTGCGTCCCAAACCCAGACGAAGACCACGGCCAAACAAGAAAAAAAGGCGAAGTGGTGCAAGACGCCGAGATGTTTGAATTGTCTCGGACGAAAGATATTTGGCTGACCGGGTTAGAAACCGTTGGGGCGGTGTAGATAGTTCCAAACCCGCCTGACGATGACCAAGGGTATGCAGAGATTCTTTTGCCCGCCGTGGGGCCGCCGTAAGCGATATAAACTGAGGGTGTGATTGGGGCAAGACCACCGTAGGTAAACATCCCCAGAAAGCCGCTCATGACACACCCAGACCGAAAACGTACCAAGTGTCGGTGTCAACCTTGATCATCGTTGCGACGCCGTTAGACGCCACAGATCGGTTGCCAGTAGATGTGGAGTTGGCGAGCTTGAGCGTAACGCCAGTTCCAGCTTGAATGACCAGCGCCGTGGCGTTGCTCACCACACTAATAACCGTACCAATCTCAAACGCTACGCTGCTGTACGGTGGGACGGTGACGTTGCCGGTCAGGTAGAGATGCTTGGCGCTATCAGACAAGACCAGCGTACCGCTAGTGTTGCTTGATTGGGGCATGGTCCGAAAGCCAAACCCGTACAAGTTACCGGCGCTGTCTTTGACCGTTGACCCGCTTGCCAGACCGCTAATAGTCTTGTTGGTCAGCGTTTGCGTACCCGTGAGCGTGACAACTGTGTTGTCAATCGCAATCGTGCCGGTTGAAACAATAGGACCGCCGGTCAAACCCGTGCCGGTGTTAACTTGGGTGACGCCGCTATCAAACGCTGGCTGGCCCACGGGGCCGAGTTCTAGCGTGTTGACCATGCTATAAAGCTCGCTAACTTGCGACCCAATCGGATCGTAATTGAAGTCTTCAATCGCGGTTGCGTTTGCTCCCGATCCGGTCAGCGTGAACAAGTTTAAAAAGAACCGATACCATTCACGCGACATTAACCCGGTGCGCTGGTCAATAAAATCAACCCGAGGCGCAGGGATCTGCGTGATGTTATTGATGACTGGCATTAGGCGCTTGTCCCGCTCAAGTGCAGTTCAGCCCCCATGATCGCAATTTTGACCGGATCTGTGCCAGACAACTCGTACACTCGATCACGCAGTTTGAGCGTCATACCAAGGCGGCGCCAAAACACTCGCTGCTGATAGACGCCGATCTTGCCAAGAACTGCCCAATGTTCGTTAGACCAAGTATGACCGCCATCGTCTGACCAGCGCAGCATTACCTGCGGATCAGATCCGATGGTGGGTTCGCCTTCAGCTACGGCCAGCAAGAAATCGCCGCTTTCGGTTGTGATAAACAAGCCAGACTCGGTAAGCAGATACGTTGGATCTGTACCGCCGCTGTTGTTGATACCTACGCCCGACTCGCAATCTAACTGTAGGCTATGGTGCGCTGTACGGTTTAGGTTATTCTGACCCGTTGGCAACGCCCGCCAAGAGCGCAGCCATTTCTGAGGGCTACCGTTATCGGCGTAAACGTCTAAATCAAAAGCGTACAGATTGCCATTAGCAAAGTCGCCAACAACAATTTCGCTATTGAACGCCATCTGACAGTTGCTACGATGCCGCAAAAACTGACCGTTAGAAAACGCTGCCCGCTCATGCCATGCTTGAGTTGAAGCATCGTACACCCACGTTGCGTTGGCTGACGGGAACGTCAGAACATAGAAAGCGTGACCTTCTTGCTGGTAGGTATACGCGATTGCATCGCTAATGTTTCCGTATTGTGCAATCGCGTATTCAATCGCGTGGGTGCTGATCCGTTGGCCGGTATAGCCGTTGGCGCGGTAGACTATGCCTTGCCCGCGAGCGTCTGCGCCTAGCCAGAACAGACCGTTGTCTAATTTGGCGACCGAGAATGTCGCAGCGCAACCAATCTCGTTATACGCGCCTTGGATGCGTTGCAAAGGAAAGTCTGCGTTGCCAGCGTCGTACCAAACCTCAACCGAGTTAGTGCCATACAACCACACTTCGCGGTGGTCAACGATCATGCTAACCAGATTGTCTGGCGAACCTTCTGCGCTGGCAAAATCCAGCGGGTCAACTGACGTACCTTCTAATAGCGCGGTCACCCAAAGTTTTTGAGTGTTAGGCTGGATAAAAACAAAGTAACCGTCTAGATAGCCAACGGTCAACGCGCCGGGGAAGTCTGGGTCCGTAATCTGTACAAATACGTTGGTCAACGAGTTGTAGATGTAACTTGGGCCGTTACACGCGATAAACAGTTGAGTACCGTTATCAGCCATGCTGACCGGCCCTGTGCCTGACACAGTACCCAAAAACGTCGCGGTATAGCTGCTATTGATGCTGTAAAGACTTAACCCACTAACAACATAGCCAACACCGTTGAACGTCCACAATCCTCGGATTGGGCCAGTTCCAACGGTGGCAAGCAGCGTCAGGCCGGGAGCGCGGTTTAGGAACGCGGCTTCTTTGCCGCCTTCGGGGACAATCTCAGGAAAGAGATTGACCATGCGATTGTCAGCGGCGTTGATGCTCCGAGCAACATACGCCGATCCCAGAATCGGCGTTTTCATCAGTAGTTACCGGCGTAGACGTTGAACCGCTGGCGCGTTGCAACGATTGCGTAAGGCATTGACATCACATCGTCAGGGTTGTTGATGCGCTTCAGATTGCGCTTGCTGGTCATAGCAATCCGTTTGACCTGCTCTGATGGCTCAACGCCGAATTCAGGCGCGATCTCCATCGCTAAATTGTAGGTGAACGCCCGCAAGTATCCCGGAGGGAAAGCAAGAATGGTTGCTAATGTTGCGGGTTGCGACAACTCCTCAACGCTGATGAAGTGGAACTCCAACAAGCGCGTGGGCTTGGGGTAGATGTAGATGTCAATGTCGGGGTAGGTCATGTTTACGAACATGACTTGCGGGTAGGTAGACGTTACGGTTTTGACCGCAATTCCGTCATATTGCTGCTGGTTAATCAGCTTGATGCCGTAAGACACGTTGGTCTGAGGGTCGCGGAAATACGTCGCGTCATCAACTAGGATCGGGCGAACAGCGGTTCCGTTTAGACGCACCAAAGACCCTGACGGACCGAGCGTAGCGTTAATTGCACCGACAGGCCAATTAACAATTTGATCTATGGTTGAAAACACCGACAACCTCTCGGTGTTCCACGAATCAATCATCTGATTCATTGCCATCAATGAATCTTGCATCACCGAAGCCGATGACGTTTCACCTTCTGCTAGGACACCCAACAGTCGCAGGGCGCGGTTGATCTGCTCACCAGCCGAATATGTTGCCATCGTAAACCTCGTAGG